ACACCATATGATACTGGATTTACTTATAATAATAATACATTTACAATTACTAATAATACTGGTGGTACATTAAATGCTAGTATTAATACAGTAACAGGTCTAACAGTAAATGGTACATTAAGTGCTACTACAATAAGTGCCTCTTCACTAACAGTATCAGCATCAACCAATCCATTAAAACTTATTGGTTTAACATCATCTACTGGTGATACTAACTATTTGACTATTGATAGTACTGGTGTTGTTCACCAAAAATTACTTACTGGTCAAATTATACTTGGTGCTGCAGGTTCTTGGCCATCACAATCATCAGGTTCATCATATCCATCTCTAATACAGACAACAAATAATAGGGTTAACTATTATTCAGTTGGTTTTGCGCCTTCTACACAGACATTTAGTGAATGGGGATTAGCATTGCCATCTGATTTTGGAACTGGTGGTACTGTAACAGCTAACTTTTTATGGTTAACAAATAGTATATCTACTGGTACTTCAGGAACAACTGTATGGGGTATTCAGGGTATTGCATATGGTAATGGAACAGCTATAGATACGGCATATGGTAGTGCAGTAGAAGTTGTACAAGCAAATCAGGGAAGTAACGTGGTAAATATATCATCAGCCTCAACAACTGTTACACTTGCAGGTAACGCTGGCCCGACAACACATGCTCAATTCAGAGTCTATCGTAAGGGTAGTGGCGCAGATACTTTAACAGCAACAACACAATTACTTGAAGTTAAATTAAACTATACAAGAACATAATATGGCTCAGATTAGACAAGAAATTAATATTATTAATTCAGCCTATACATCCACTGGAGGATTAGATTTAGGTGGGGTTATTCAAATTGATACACTTAAATTTTATAGTGCAAGTACTTTTTATTTTGATTTAGTCGCATCTGGATCTGCATCAAATACAGGCAAGGTTACATTGAGACAATATAATACAACAACTGATTCAGCAGTTATACAAATAGGTGCAACAACTGGAAAACAATTATTTAGAACAAGTTTTTCAGCACCATATACTTCAGGAGCTGGTGCTAATCCACAACAGTTTTTTGTACATATGTCTGGTGATAATACACATGCGCAGACAGTATATTCCGCTAAAGTAAATATAATTCAAAATGGACCACAAATTAAATCAACTATTAGTAATTTTGAAATAGGAGGGCAATTTACAACTGGTTCAACTACTTATGTACCGTTGCAATACCCCAAATATTTTTATTATGATGCGACAAAGTATTCAGGAAGTAATGTCAGTGGATTATTTGAAGTGACATTAAGTTGCAGTGGTTCTAGTGGTGGCGTTCTTGCTAGATTGGAATATGCTCCAACGCCAAATTCATTTAGTGGATGGACACCAGTTCCAAATATGGAAGTAACCGCCACGACATCAGCGCAAACATTATATTTACCAACATCTCGTTATTATTTTTTCACCTTAACTAGTAATACATATTATCGTGTAGCCGTAAGAACAACTGGTGCCACTAATCCAGTAACAATAAGCAATGCTAAAGTAGCTTTATGGATGAATGATGGTAGTTCTATTCATGTTCCTTTTTTTGGTAAAAACATTTTTGGATATACTGGTGGAACATATGGACAACAATTTAGAACAGTTCAACCAATGTTACTTACTGGTGTAAAAGTAAATATAGGTTCTGTCAATAACCCAACAGACCAATTAGCGTTTTGTGTTGTACCATCTCTGCCAACCGCACCAGGCATACCATCAAATACAGTAGCATATGGAACAATTTCAGGAGCTACTCTTAATAGTAATGGTTCTGGTACTCTTCTTACATATCTAATTAATATGACACAACCAGCAGCAATTAGTGCTGGTACTTGGTTTTGTATTGCAATTAGAGTTCCAGACTTAGCAAATTCAACAAATTACTATAATTGGGAAGAAGAATCTTATCAAATTGCAAGTTACGCTTATGGCGGATTTGTAAATCAAACTAGTTCTACAACAGCTTATACATGGAATTATGGGTCCAATAGCGGTATTGGTAATAATAATATGTATTTGGAATTGGTTGGCAGTCCTGGCATCAGTAATTATCAATCAGAATTATTAATAACAAATACATTATTATCTGCTGGTACTTCACCTCAGCAAGCTTATACAAATTTTAATACTACGGACTGGTTTAACGTTCAGAATACTTATAGTTTTTTGATTGATTCCGCTTCGGCATCAACATCAAATGTCAGTTTAATAACAACTGGTGGTACTCTTATTGTAACTGGACAACCAGCAAATGAAATTTATATAACTGGTTTTACAATGCCATATTTAGCAAATGTATTAGATATATCAGCTACGACTAATAATAATGATATATATGCGACAAAACTACTAATAAATAATACCATTAATTTACAAAAACCAAGTACACCATCAGTAGGTCCATTTTTTTTATAGTAAAAATACGATTTAATAAAAACTTAGAATATTTATATAAAAACAAATGAGCGGTTCAACCTATACATGGAATATAACAAATTTTGATATTATACCAAATATTAATGGCCTAGAATATTTTGTAACAAGAGTTTATTGGGTATATGTTGGTATTGATGTCAGCGGAAATACGTCAAATATACAGGGTTATACAGAATATGATAATATAGATCCAAATAACTATACACCATATTCAAGTCTTACACAGGATATGGTTAGTAAATGGCTAGATAATAGTAATAATACCGATAATTTACAGAATATCATAGATCAGCAAATACAGAATATTATTAATCCGCCAACAATAAATTTACCATTACCATGGTAAGTTTATTTGAAAACAATATATTTATATAAAAAAATTATTATGACAGATTATTTTAATATTCAACCAATTACATTTTCAGAACTTAATGGCGATTTTACAGTTAATGCAATTAAATGGAAAGTCTTAAATTTAGATCGTGGTATTACATCTGCTAAAGTAATGTGTATTTTAATTAATATATCAACACAGACTATTACTCTTTCAAATGGACAAACACAGGAAAGAGAAATAATTAAATATTACACTTCTTTCACTATGAATATACCTAATAATATTCTTCAAGCTTGGGGTTCTGATGATACGGTAATTGATAATTTTGTCCTTACATATTCTCCTAAATTTATTAAGGTCTAAAGTATATAACAATATTAATTAATGGTCTCTCATAAAGAGGCCATTTTTATTTTTTTAATTTAAAAAACCCCCATTATAATTAATTTTCAAATATTTATCCCAATATATTATTTTTCCAATTTTTTTGAATATTTATTAATAACAATAAATAATTTAACAAAATAAACAAAATAATATGGCAAATCAAGTATTCGTTAGCCCAGGTGTTTACACATCAGAAAAAGACCTTACATTTGTAACAAGTCAAGTAGGTGTTACTACTTTGGGTTTAGTAGGTGAGACAACACAAGGACCTGCTTTTCAACCTATTTTCATAAGTGACTACACAGGGTTTCAAACATTTTTTGGTGGTTTGGATAATACTTTGGTTACTGATCCAGATGGCTATGGTTCACCATTATATGAACTACCATATATAGCCAAATCATATCTTTCACAATCTAATCAATTATTTGTAACTAGGGTTTTGGGTTTATCTGGATATGATGCAGGACAAGCTTGGGGTATTACTTTAAGTGCTGCTTTGGATATTACTACAACTGCTACAACTATTTCAACTACACCAACAATTACATATTCAGCAACTAGTGGTGGAACTTTATTATCAGTAACTAGTTCTGATCCATTAATTCAATTAATGTATAATAATGGTATAATTGATTTTTCAGCATTAGCAACTGCTACTATTTCAACAACTATTAATTTCTCAGGTGTAGATAAAATTGATACAATATTTAGCGGGGTAAATCTTAGTGTAACTATTAGTAGCATAAATCCAAGTGGCAGTAATCCAGCTAACAATACTGGTACAACAACTTCAAGTGCTGTATATTTTTCAGGTAGTGGATATAGTGATGTTGAAAATATGGTAATTGCTTTGTTACGTTCAAGGGGAACAGTTGATACTAGTACTCAATTGCCACAGTTCCAAGTAAGTGCTTCTACTGGTTTAATTTTTGACCCAAGTGTAAATGGTGCGGCTACTAATCCTTTAGCTTACTTTAGTCTAAGTGGTTTTTCAAATACACAGAAAGCATTTGATTATTCTTGCTCATTTGACCAAACACAAAAAAATTATATTACAAAAGTTCTTGGTACCGAAGCTCAAAATGGTAAAACAGCAATTTTTGTTGAGGAAATATATCAAAGTTTATTCAATGAATTGATGAACAATAATATGATATATGGTATAAAATTATCATTAGCTAACTATAATACCAAATTCGATAATTACTTTCAACAATATCAAGGAGCAGTTTCTCCATATGTTGTATCGGAATTGAGAGGTAATAAACTTCTTAGATTATTTAGATTCTGGACGATTGCTGATGGTAATAGTTCAAATAATCAAATTAAAATTTCTATTCAAAATATTATTCCAGACGAATTAATTTTTGATGTAGTAATTAGAGCTTACTATGATACAGATGCAAGTCCTGTAATTTTGGAACAATATACAAAATGTACAATGAATCCATCATCTAACAGTTATATAGCAAAACAAATTGGTACAATTGATGGTACATTTGCCTCTAAATCATCCTATGTATTACTTGAATTAGATACTAATTCAGATACAAGCGATTCATTTCCAGCTGGATTTGTTGGTTATCCTGTAAGAGATTATACCTCAAATAGTAATCCAACAGTAAAAGCACCAAGCATTACTTATAATTTAGCCTATGGCCCATATCAAAATCCACGTAAATATTATTTAGGTATTTCTGATACTGTTGGTATTGATAACGCTTTCTTTGATTATAAAGGTACACAACAAAACAATGTTATATGGACTGGTTTAACAAATGGATTCCACATGGATATCGATGCTAGTGCTGCAACAATTGATGATGTATATATTGTAATTAATTCTACAGGTGGAACATATTACCCAATATTTACTTTCGATACTGGTGTATGGCAATTTAGAACAGATGCTGGTTTAGCTAATGGACCATATGCAAATGTTAACGCTCGTAAGTTTACACTTGTTCCTTATGGAGGATTTGATGGTTGGGATATCTACAGAACAAGAAGAACCAATTTAGATGAATATGCAATAAATGGTATATTAGGACAAGCTGGTTTAACAAATGGCAGAACATTTAAAGATCGTATAACAAGTCAAGAACAATTAGGATTAAATTCTGATTATTATGCATATCTAGAGGGTATTTATACTTTCATAAATCCTGAAGAAGTAAATATTAATGTATTCTCCACACCAGGCATCGATACTCAAATTAATGGTAGCTTAGTTAATGCTGCAATTGAAATGGTTGAAATAAACAGAGCTGACTCATTATATGTTGTAACAACTCCTGATACCGATTCAAGTGGCGCACCATTAACAGCTGCTGATGCTGTAAGTATCTTGAATGATGGACCTTATGATAGTAACTATACAGCTACTTATTGGCCATGGATTCAAATATTGGATAGTGAAAATAACGTATATATTTATGTACCGCCTACAAGAGATGTAGTAAGAAATATCGCATTGACAGATAATATTGCATTCCCATGGTTCGCTGTGGCTGGTGTAAATAGAGGTGATGTAGATTGTATTAAGGCTAGAACTAAACTTACTTTGACTGATAGAGATACATTGTATAATGGAAGAATTAACCCAATTGCTACATTCGCATCAAGCGGTGTTAATATATGGGGTAATAAAACACTTCAAGTTGCAGATAGCTATCTTAATCGTATCAATGTTAGAAGACTTCTTCTTCAAGCTAGAAAACTTATTTCTGCTGTTGCAATTAGATTGCTATTCGAACAGAATGATACAATTGTTAGAAATCAATTCTTGAGCCTTGTTAACCCAATATTGGATAATATTAGAAGCGAAAGAGGTCTATCTGACTTTAGAGTTGTATTAAGTAATAGCCCAGAAGATATCGATAAAAATCAATTGACTGGTCAGATTTATTTAAAACCAACAACTGCCTTAGAGTTTATAGTCATATCATTTAATATACTCCCAGCAGGTGCAAGTTTCCAGAATATTTAAAAAAAATATAAAAAAATTAAAACCCTTGATTAATCAAGGGTTTTTTTATATACTATTGTACCGCAATCATAGATTCTATATATGCCACGTTCAATCATAATTTCATGTTCTGTTTTATTTGAATCAAACCCCTTTTTGACTAATATTGATTTTCTAAAGCCAAATCTATGTTTTCTTTTACGTCCAATAATATACCAATAGTTTGGATCTGATTCATGAGTTTTAATAAATTTTAATTTTTCATATAAATTTCCAATGCTCCATCTTTTATCAGCGTAACTTATTATTGTTTTTGGAAAATACATTTTAATAAAATATTTGAATAATTTATCAGCAGCACCAATAACAATTCTATCTAATTTATTACAGAATCTTAACAATTCATAATCATTTGAGCTACCGCCCATTGCGATTCTACCCCTTCCAAAAGTCATGAGGCTAACTAGCTCATCATTATAATATAATCCAATTTTTATACTTGAATTAACATGTCCTTGTAAATGATTAGAATTTAAAAAATTTTTTGATTCATCTATTGAAATTTCTTTTATAATACATTTCCTTGCATATATTTTATTAGTAGTTAATCCGAGTATATTTCTTAATCTACTTTTTACGATATTTTTTGTATTTAACCATTCATCTTCAAATATATGTATTAATTGAATTCCCCTTTCTTGACATAAATTTGTTTTATTAAGATGATAATTTGATGGTTTATTTATTTCACTATGCCAATACAGGCCATTATATTCTATTGCAATATTTTTTGATGGAATGTATATGTCTAATTCTAACGGAGGTATTATTTTTTTTGAATTTTCAATAATTTCAATGTTTAATGAAGTTATAAATTCCTTTAATTCATTTTCAACTTTATCATATTTTAAAGAACATTTTGGGCATCCGCAACCCTGTAAATGTGAATCAGGGACTTGTTGAAATTCGCCATGCTCTGGGCAATTTATTAATATTTTATCTTTACAATTGGTATAATTTATATTAGAATAATCATATTTATCTCCATGAATTTCTTTTGCCGCATTAATAAATTCTTCAGTAGTTTTAGTTTTCTTTTCAGTTATTGAAAGTCCTTTACATTTTGGGCATCCTTGGCCTTGTAAATGTGCACTTGGCATTTGATTAAATGTGCCATGTAATAAACATATTATATCAATTTTTGTTGTTGAATCAATATAATTAACTAGAGAATAATCGTATTTATTTCCATGAATTTCTTTTGCCTCATTGATATACTCTTCATTTGTTTTATTTAATCCATGACATTTTGGACATTCGTGACCATTTTTATGTGTATTGAATGTTTGTTCAAATATTCCGTGTTTTGGACAAATAATTTTTATTGGTGTTTGTGGATTAATATAATTAACTAACGAGTAGTCATATTTATTATTATGTTTTTTACTTAAGATATTAATAATATCGTCATTTTTTTTATTCCTTCCATAACACATTGGACAATTAGAACCATTCATATGTATTTTTGCCACTTGTTCAAATATGCCATGTATTGGGCAAATAATTTTAACATTTGAATTATTATTGATATATAAGACTTGTGAATAATCATATTTATCGCCATGAATTTCTTTAGATTTTTTAATAAAATCATCAATAGTTAATTTATAATTATTAGAGCATTTTGGACAACCCTGTTTTCTATTAATATGTTTATCTGGAGTTTGTTCAAAAACGCCATGTTCGGGACATATTATATTAATTTTTGCTTTATTGTTTATATATATGACTTTAGAATAATCATATTTATTTCCATGTATTTTTCTCGCTTTTTCTATAAATTTTTCCATAATTACAAATATGCATAAAAATATTTAATAAGTAAAATAAAAATAAAAATATTTAATATATTAATTACGGGTAGATTATAATTAATTAATTTTTCCATAATTATATAATATTTATATAGATATGACTAAATTAATAATAACAGAATCTCAATATAATAGACTTTTTAATGAAGACATTGATCCTTCCGAAGCCTATCGTGATGAGAATGGTATTGAAGCTGTAATAAATGGTAGAAGAAATGTCGGTTTTTTAGCTGTAAGAGATTACAATAAAAATCTTATAAAAAACATAAAAGAAGCAAATCTAAAAATAATAAAATTAATACAAGATAATAGCCCAGATAAATACTCATTAATTTTTTTTCGTAGTGGACATGAAAATCAGGCTTTAGAATTGGCGATAATTGCTAAAAAATATGATGGTTATTTACCAGCTAGTCCAGATCAAGGAATAACTGCTGATGAAGTATATAAAATAGGCCGATTATTAGGCTATTATAGAGATAAAGTTATTGAATTTGTATGTAATAAGTTTAATTTACGTCCAGACTATTTCAAAAATAAAAATATTTATAAATAATAATTGTATTCATGGCAAAAGTAATAATAAATAAAGAACAACATTTGTTAATAATAAATGAAATTATTAAAGAAATGAGTAATATTGAAACTATAAATGAAGAAATAATTAGTGAAGGAATATGGGAAAAAATTAAATATAATTTATCAAAATTAGGTAGATATAAAGCTGGTGGAAAAATATTAGGAAAAGGACAGATAGACGCTGATGCTAAGGCTAAAATTGAAGCCATTTTAGATAAAAAAGGTAATGAAGTTATAAAAAATCTTGATAATACTGTTAAGACTTCAAATCCAGAATTTCCAAATAACGAAAAAGGCACAGAATTTTTAAGTACAATAATGAGCATATCAGCGGTATATGATTCAATTATTGCTGCTACTCAAAAAAATCAAGAAGATAAAGATTATTTACCAATAGATGCTGCTAATTCTATTATAAACGATTTAAGAGAATATGTTAAAAAATTTTTAGATATTGATTTGACTGCGGCTTATTCAGTCGTAGATGAAGCTGAGGGTAATACATTAAATATATCCGAAGAAGAACTAAATAAATTTAATGAACATTGGAATTCTATTGAAGAAGCAGCGTATATAGAGAAACCAGAAGATCGTAGCAGAAAAGAATTTGATAGGGGTGGTGCTCATGTAGTAATTCCAAAAGAAAATCCTACTAATTCTAATACTGATACAGATTTGGATGCTGGTGATGTTAGAAAAAGTCTACAGGCTAAGAGAGGAGGCGGACCTGAATTTGATAGTGAGAGAATGAAAACATTGAAATCCAATAAATTACCAGCTATGATGGCTTCTGTTGGTAGCGCTCTTGGTGGCCTTAGTTGGTTAGTAAATACAGCATGGTTTAAGCATTTATTTGATACGACTATTACTCAAACAGATCCAGTAACTATTAAAAATACAATAGAACAACAGACACAAATATTTAGACAAATAAAACCAAATGAAGGCGTATATAAATTTGTTGGTCATTTTACGGGACATCATTTAGATGCTCATTCAAAACCAAGTGATTTCATCAATGCTTTAAAACAAATAAGCGGTAGTAATGATCCACATAAAGGTGTTGAATTGCTATGTCAAAAAGGCGGTATAATGATGAGACCTGATGAGGCTAAAGCTGGTTTGGATCAATTTTTGGCTAACCCAAATAAATATCATAATTTAAATGATTTATTTAGCCATGATGCTGCTACTGGTACTGGTAAATTAGGTCCTGTAGATACCACATTATATGGTACAAAAGTCGGAACAAATATGAGTGGTTTTATTACTCAAGTTTTAATAAAAACAGTAACTAAATTTATAACAACTACAACTGTTAAAACTGGTGCTGGTTATTTAGTTGCTAAAGGATTAGGATCTGTTTTAGGACCAATAGGTATAACTTTAATTGCTAGTGGAGCTTTAGTGAAATTAATGAGAATGAAAGGCCAAAAACAATCTAGAGCTAAGACATTAAATGATTTATATCAATCAATTAGGAATATAGAGGGTGGTGCAATCGTTGAACCAGAGGGTGAAGTAATTAATTCAAAAGAAGCACAAAATCCAGAAACAATAGATAATAAAAATACTGAAACTAAAAACGTTCCACGTGGAACAAATGCCGAAAAAGGTGGTCCTACAGATAATTCTGATTTATATAATTCAATTAAAAATTTATTCAAATTTGTCGTATCAAATAAAGAAAAAGTAGGAAATATTGTATATGGCGGTAAAAGTTTCAATCAGGGTGATAAAGTAACGTGGACTAATAAAAATGGTAAAAAAATTGAGGCAGTCGTAGTAGGGAAATCTAAAAATCCAGACGATACAATTGTTCAAATATCTGGTCAACAAGGTACTACTGCTGTTAGTACAGATAAATTAAACGCATTAAGTGAAAACATATTAAATGAGGCCAAATATTTTAAAGATGTACAGACTTATAAAATTTTAACACAACAATTTGGTGGTTCTGATACTATGATTAAATCGTTTGAAGAATTGTTATATATGGTTCAAATGTTAATATATAAAATTTCAAAATTTGAGACTAATGATAAAATATTATTGGATAAATTAAATCAGTTAAAGCGGAATCCAATTATGGTGACTAATTTTCAAAAAATGTTTAATATACCTTCTGATAACACTAAATTAACCGAATCATTAAAATCTTTTATAGTTAACATATTAAAAACAATATATAGTGGAAACTTTAAATATGGTAATATGATTGATAAACTCATAAAACTAGGTGGAGATATTGAAAAACTTGAAGAAGCTGATAATAGAAATCAAGAATTTATTAAATCTGGACAGGATAGAGGAAAATTTAAAACAAATCTTTTAAACTTTATGGTAAGTTTAATTGGAATTTTTCAATACCTAAATAAAATACAAAATAATCAAACCAATAATAAAACTAATAATAAACAATCAAAAGGAGATTTAAAATATAATAACCAAAAAGTAACTCTTGTACAACCACCTAATATAGAGTTAGAACCTGGTAATGTTGAAATTAGATTACCAAACGGTAATGAAACACAGGTTAAAAAAGATGAAGTTGATAACTTGCAAGAAATAAAAAGAATTAATGAAGAAATAAAAAGAATAAAAAATTTAATGTTAATTAAATGATTTTTTATATGTGATTGTACCACAATCATATATTCTGTATATTCCACGTTTTAACATTATTTCATGTTCAGACATATTATTTATTTCTTTTAATTTTTGTTTTCTAAAATTAAATCTATGAATTCTATTTTTTCCAACTATATAACTATAATTTGGTTTATTGGTATGCATTCTAATAAATTTTAATTTATTATATAAATCACCAGTACTCCATCTTCTATCGGCATAACTTATAATTTGTTTTGGTTTATAATTCCTAATAAAATACTGTAATAATTTATCAGCGCCTCCAATTACATTTAAATTTAATTTAGTACAAAATCTAGTTAATTCATATCCATCATGCTTCTGGCCAATCCCTAATCTTGATCGCCCAAAGGTCATAATACTAACTAATTCATCATTATAATATAATCCAAGTCTTACACTTGAATTAACAAACCCTTGAATATGATTAGTGTTTAAAAACTCTTTACTGTTTTTACTATTAACTTCTTTAATTATACATTTTCTTGCATATATTTTATTATTCGTTAATCTAAGGATATTTCTTAATCTGCTTTTAACAATATCTTGTTTATAAATCCACTCATCTTCAAATATATGTATTAATTGAATTCCTTTTTCTTGACATAATTTTGTCTTATTTAAATGATAATTCTTATCTATAAACTCCTCAGAATGCCAATATAACCCATTATATTCAATAGCAATATTATGACTTGGGATATAGATATCTAATTGATGTGGCTTAATAATAGACATTGATGAGCATATAGTATCTACTCCAAGTGATTCTATAAAATTATTAATTTGAATTTCATCGTTTGATATTGATGATGTACATTTATTACATCCATGTCCTGCAATGTGATCATATGGTAATTGTTCAAATATCCCATGTTCAGGGCATATTATTTTAATCTTTGTTGTTGAGTTTATATAATTAACTAATGAATAATCATATTTATTATTATGTTTTTTTATAGCCTCAGAAATAAATGTCTCTTTATTTTTTGTTAATTTATTAGTACGTACTTCTATTCCACATTTAACACAACCCCTACCTCTTAAATGTGAATACGGTAATTGTTCAAACATTCCATGAGTAGGACATATAATTTTAACAGGCGTTTTAGCATTAACATAATTAATTAACGAATAATTATATTTATTACCATGTGTCTTTTTTGATTTATTTATAAAATCATCAATTGTATCAGGTATATTATTTTTCCCAAAAAAACATTTTCTACATCCTTGTTTTTTAATATGATTAATAGGTAATTGTTCAAACACTCCATGTATAGGACATATTATTTTAACTTTTGTTGATGAGTTAATAAAATTAACTAATGAATAATCATATTTATCACCATGTATTTCTTTTGCTCTAATTATAAAACTATCATAACTGTTTAATAAATTTTTGCATTCATTACATGCTTTTCTACCTCTTAAATGTTCAGCTGGCGATTGTTCAAAAATTATATTATGTCTATTACATTTTATTTTTATTTTTTTAGAACTACTCTCATAATCCATTAATGAATAATCATAATCATCACCAAATTTACCTATTGCTTTATTTTTAAAAATTTCACCATTATTCATTTTTTTTTTATTTTTCACATATTTATTAGAAAGTATATTATATTTTATACACAAATATACTAAATAAAAAATAAAAAAAAACTAAAACAATTATAATATGGCAGACTTACTCATGAAAATGCCCTTACCGTACGAACCTAAAAGGAAAAATAGATGGCTAATAACATTTCCTAGTGATTTGGGTATTCAACAGTGGTGGCTATCAACAGCTTCAAGACCATCAATAACTCAAGCTGAGACTGAAATTCAATTTTTAAATACATCTACATGGGTTATTGGTAGATTTACTTGGGAGACTATTGATGTAACATTCAGAGACCCAATTGGACCTTCAGCCGCCCAAGCTATTATGGAATGGGTACGTTTACATTCAGAATCTATTACTGGTAGACAGGGATATGCTGCAGGTTATAAAAGACCTGTTGAACTTGAGATGCTTGATCCAACTGGTGTAGTTGTTGAAAAATGGCTATTAGATGGTACAATGTTAACTAATGTTGGATTTGGAGATTTGGGTATGGATGATGATGGTATTGCAGAAATTACTGCAACATTAAGATTTGATCGTGCAATACTCTTGTTTTAGTAACTTATTGATTATCAATTAGTTATATGTATTAAAACAATAAATAAAATAGTTTTATCAAACTATTGACTTGTAGAAAATCTTTTAATATATTTGTTTAAATAACAATTATATTAAAAGATTTTTTTATGTTAATATGCAAAGAATGTAATAGAGAATTTGAAACAATGGATGGTTTAAGAAGACATAATGTTCAAAAACATAAAATGACAGCAGAACAAACTTATGTTAATTATGTTTTAAACGGAATAACGCCAACATGCAAATGTGGGTGTAATGAAAAGCCAAAATTTTTAGGGATTGAGCTTGGGTTTAGAGATTATAAATGGGGACATGGTGCTAGAGTTAATAATAACTGGGGACATAATCCAGAAGTTGTTAGGAAATCGCATGAAACTCAGAAAAAGATGTATAATAATGGTGAATTAATTATATGGAATAAAGGATTAACCATGGAGGATGAAAGAGTTAGAGATAATATTAATAAAATTATGGCTAATCCTGAACGTGGTAAAAAAATATCAGATAAATTAATTGGTATTCCAAAATCAGAAGAACACAAGAAGAAGATTAAGATTAAAGCTAAAATTAGATGGGAAAACCAAGAAGAACGAGATAAACAATCAGTTAAAAGAGTTGATTGGATGGCGGCAAATGATTTTAAAGTTACTTCAAAATTAGAAACAATATTTAACAACCTATTAATTGATTTAGGGTTAAAAGAAAATGTTAATTATAATAGATGGCATTATGTTAAATCAATAAAAGCTTTTTATGATTTTCATATATTTGAAAAAAACATTTTAATTGAAGTTGATGGTGATTTTTGGCATTGTAATCCAAATACTAAAGATTCAATACCAAAATACAACTCTCAAAATAAAAATTTAATAAAAGATGAAATAAAAAATAATTGGTGTAAAGAAAATAATATTAAATTATTAAGATTTTGGGAGAAAGATATAAATGAAAAACCAGAAGAAATTATTTCAATATTGAAAAAAGAATTGGGATTATAAATTTTAATAATCAATTAGTTATATATTTTATTAGGATTCTTTAATAAAATTATTAATTTATATAAAATCTTTTAATTTATTATAAAATAAGTTAAAAGATTTTTTTATTTATAGATTTTGTAATATAAATTATAATAAAATAATTATTAACTCTTTAATTATTTACAAAAAAAATTAAACTGATATATTTAATATAAACAGTTTTAATTTATGGAAAATAGAAGACCAAATGTGTTCCCTACACAAAAAAATGATATTCCAAATACAGTAGAAGTAGAAAAAGTAGAAAAAAAAATAGTTACGGATGAAGAATATGAAGCTAAAAAAATAGAAGTAGCTAATGAAGTATATACTAATTCAATGACTGAAAGTGGTATGAATGCTGTGGAGGCTATGCGTAAAAGAACTGAGGAGCAGATAAGATTACGTGATGCTGCTCTTAAAAAAAATATTGATCAAACCAATTCATACCAGGCTCAATTCAATGACGCTAATAATAAAAAAAATAATCAGACAGAGTTAAAAAAGACTACATTAAAAACAGATATAAAATCCCCAATAAATACATTAAACATACCAAACTTAAATATGAATACAATTGATCCATACATTCAACAATTGAGTCAGCCTCAATTTAATACAGCTTTTGATGTAATTCCTTTACCATCTGAGGGTAAATTATATAAGAATAAAAAATCAGGAGTTAAAGTAGCGTATATGACTACTGCGGATGAGAATATATTAACATCACCAAATTTACTTCAGAGTGGTGAATTTTTAGAAATTTTAATTAATAGAAAATTATTGGAGCCTGATTTAAGGTATCGTGATTTACATATTGGTGATAGAAATGCGATAATGTTATGGCTGAGAGCTACTAGTTATGGTGAAATGTATCCAGTTACAATTTTTGATAAAGATGGTGAGCCATTTGAGACTGAATTTGATTTAAATACGCTTAAGACTAAGAAATTGGGTGCTGAGCCTGATGCTGAGGGATTATTTGATTTCTTTTTACCAATTAGTAAGAAAAATATTAAATTTAGATTATTGACAGTTGGGGATGCTGAGGATATTGATAAAATAATTGAGGAAGAGAAAAAAAATAATATACCAGTTAATAATACAACAACATATGTCTTAGAAAGACAATTGGTAGAGGTAAATGGTGATAGAAGTTTAGGGACAATTAAGAATTTTGCTCAGAATATGAGAATTGGTGATGCTAGTAAATTAAGAGATTATATTGAATCTATCGAGAGTGGTGTTGATTTAAATATTGAATTAATGACTCCCAGAGGTGAGTCAATTAAGACCTTTCTTCCGCTTAACGTCAGATTTTTTTGGCCTAAATTATCAGTATAAATTATCATTATGGGAGGAAATTTATGTCTGTATTCAGCATCTTAAGATTGGGTATAATGATGTAATGATGATGCCAACGGGTGAGAGAAGGTTCTTTTTAAGCCTTCTAATCAAAAATAAGACCCAAGAGCAGGAGAGAATGAAAGAGACAACCAAATCTACTGGTAAGGGAAAAAGAAGCTCCACGATAAGCGGAGAGGCCTTAAAATCAAAAATAAAAACTGGAGAAATTCCAATGACTTAAAACCATATGAAAATATGGTTTTTTTTATTTATATATTTATTAAAAAAGCAATTTATGGCAGATGATAAAGTAAAAGCATCAAAACTTGGAGCCGATGATTTGAAAAATCTTATTGAAACAGCACAAGGAATAGAAGCCTCAGTAAAGGGTATTCATGATATACAACTATTAGATGAAAAAACTATAAAAGAAATAGTAAAAGAGTATAAAAGGCTATATGATATTAATGTATCTATTAAACATATAACATCAGAAGAATATAAAATTAGCTCTAAAATATTAGATGATTTACATACTAGAGCTAAAATTGAAGAAGAAATTAAAAAAGATGCAAAATCTTTGGTTGGTTATATTAAACAAATTAAATCTATTAACAAAGATATTGCTGCAATTGAAGGTAAGATTTTAGAGTTACAAAAAGAAGGTGGAGACGAAAATATAAAAGCTGCTAAGAAATTAAAAGAGAAAATAAAAAAACTAGGAGAGGAAAGAGACTTAATTCAAGATACAGTAAATAAAACAAATAAATGGGGTTCTGGATTAAAATTAGCAGCCGATGCTGTTTCTGCTGTTGCTGATGGGTTAAAAAGAGGTTATGGGGCTATTAAAGATTTAGGATTATTCGAAATGGATAAGGCCATTAAAAATTCAGCCATGAGCATGGGTATTTTGCAAGGTCAATCAAAAGCATTTGCCGCCCAAATAACAGATGCCGCTAATGAAACAATAAGTTTTGGTGTTGGAATTGAGGATATAGCAAAAATACAGAGTTCTTATAGTGATACGATGGGTAGAACAGTATTATTGGGTAAAGATGCTGCTGAACAAATGGGTGCTATGTCAAAAGCCACTGGTTTGGGTGCTGAGGGTGCTGGTGAATTTGCTGGAAGTATGGATTCAATTGGATATTCAGCAGGACAGACGGCTGGGTATGTTGAAGATACAATGAATGACGCTCATGCCATGGGGTTAAATTCCACTAAAGTAATAAAATCTATTGCACAGAATATTAAATTATTAAATAAATATAATTTTAAAGCTGGTGCTAAAGGATTAGCAAAAATGGTCGAAGAAACTCAAAGAATGGGTGTGAGTGTTGATCTTGTTGCTCCGATGGCTGAAAAATTATTTAATATTGAAGGAGCTGTTGAAATGTCTGCTCAATTGCAAGTATTGGGTGGGGAATGGGCTAAATTAGGAGATCCATTTAAATTAATGTATAAAGCACGTAATGACATGGAAGGGCTTACTAAAGATGTTATAAATGCCGCTACAGCAACTGCTCATTTTAATAAAGAAAATGGTGATTTTGAAATATCAAGTCTTGAAATGTCCAGATTAAGAGAAGTAGCTCAAGCAACTGGTTTAGATTTTACCGAATTAGCTCAAGCTGCAAAAAAAGCTGCACAATATGCTGGAATTAAAAAACAAATAAGTTATGGTTTTGATGAAAAAACTGAAAAATTCATTGAATCTACAGCAATATTAGATGAAAAAGGTAAAGCACAAATAGATGTTGATGGTAAGGGTACAAAAAAATTCTTAAGTGAATTAACAGCAGCAGATAAAGATATAATTAAAAAAAGAGCTGATGAGAAAGAATCAATGGCACAAAGAGCAAAAGAAAACCAAACATTTGATGATGCTTTAAATAATACAATTACATTGTTTAAACAAATGTTATTACCAATAGTTACGACATTAAACGAAAAGTTAATGCCAAAAGTTAAATCTTTTGTAGAAAATTTTAATAAGAAAGGTGGATGGGGAGAAAAAATTCAAGAATTTGCAAAAGTAATTGGTAGTTTAATATCAACACTTGGAGGATGGATAATTGATAACCCAATTAAATCAGCTCTTATTTATGGCGCAGCGAAATTTACTGGTTTTTTATTTAATACTATTGAATGGGTAAAAAATGGAATCGCATTATCCGAAGGTTTTTTAGCTGGAACTGGAGGTGGTGGGTTGTTTAAAGGTATTGGTGGATTTTTGAGTAAAATGTTTGGTGGTAAGGGTGTTGGTGGTGGGTTTGGTGGTGGTGAATTGGCGCTGACAGAAGCTGGAGAAGGTGCAAATGTTAGTCAAGCAATAACTGGACAAGCAAATGCAATAGATGGGGCAGCTGTAAATTTAGCTAAAACAACAAAAATACTTGGAATGACAACTAAAACATTTACAGTTGTTGGTAGTTCACTTGCAGGATTAGTTTCGGGTATTACAACTTATTTTGAAAATAAAGATAAGGGTATGAGTACTGGTGAAAATCTTAAAAGAAGTGCAACTAGCGGTATTATTACTGGTCTTCTTTCTGCTGGATTGGGTGCAATTGGAACTGCATTACTACCAGGCATCGGAACAATGGCAGGTGTGGCTCTTGGTGGTTGGCTTGGAGATCAATTAGGCGCATCAGCAAATGATGCTATGTATGGTAAATATGATGAAAATGAAAGAGGTGTAAATGATGGTGTTATACAATTTAATCCACGTGATAAATTCATGAAAGTAAATGATACTACTATGATTGCTGGCACAAATGAAAATGGTAATAAAGATTTAGCAAAACAATTAAGATATAAAGACGATACTAATAATATAACTACAATGAGTGGTTCTATTCCCAATAGTTATAGTCCCTCAATGTTTACTGGAAATTTAAATAAAACTTTAAATAGACCAGTAAATAATGCTATTACGCAATCACAAATACCAAGTAATCTAAATGTTAATTTTGGTCAATTAATGTTAGGTGGAAGTGTTGAATTAAAAATGGGTCAAGGTTATTCTAAAGAATTAGGTGTTCAACTTATTCATGATCCAGAATTTATAAGAACTATGACTAAAATGATTAATATGGAAGTAAATAAAAATCTAAATGGTGGTAAACCAAAAGCATAAAATATTTTTAAAAAAAGTTTGCATTTGTGAAAAAAAAAGTGTATATTTGTTATATAATATATATAGTATAATAATATAATAATATAATATATATAGTATAATATATAATATATAGTATAATATAATATAATAATATAAAATTATTGATTTATATAAAAAATTGAATACAATGGTATTTATATATAAAGTAATTTATGCCATTGTATTACAATAATGCTAGTCCTCAACAAGGTAGTGCTAATTCAATAACAAATACAGCTACAAATCTTCGTTTAAGAGACTTTTTATTAACTAGGAATATACAGAATCCTATTGTATATCCTCAATTATCTACATCAATTAATGGGTCACCAAGAGGTGGTCAACCATTTACAGATACATCACAAGGTAATGATACTGTTATTCAACAAGTTAGCATTGAAGTAGATGGTATTTTTAGATATGGCAATGCTATTTCTAATAATTTATTTAAAGATACATCCCAAATTGCTGGTCAGTTAATTAATATTGAGGATATAACTACTCAACCAATATATCCCACACCTCAATCAGGTACAATTAGTTATGATCAAGAAGATTTAACAAAATATGGCATATTAGCTAAATCTGATTATGCTAATTTTAAAAAACTATCAACATCTTTTAATTTATATGTTGATTATCAACAGCAAGTTGATGCTGGGGATAGTATTTCATTAAGACCAATGCCATTTAATACACAAATAGGCAGTTATAACTCCGTATATGGCGGTTTATTGGGCGATGGTGAAATTTCCATACAACCTTCAAGCATTTCTGATACTGTCTTAAATGCGGCTGCAAATGCGTTTAATAACGCTGTACCACAATTTGATTTAATAGGTGCATTAGCTGGTAGGTCATTAGGAACCAGTAATACTAGTATTGATACAAAATTGGGTGTTATAGCTGGTCAACAATTAGCATTATCTCTAACATATAATGCAGCATTTAATATACAACAGAGTTTACTCAACGCATTAAGTGTTAATGATAATACATTGAATTTAGTCAAGGGTAATGGATTATCGGCATTAAAACCTGATTATACAATTACAGTACCTTCAAGTGTTGGTCCACAGTTATTAAGTTATATGGATACTGTATTGGGATTCTATACCCCAACAAGCTATTTAGACAATAGTGCTTCTATCTTTTCTAGTGAGAATGGAAACCTTGCTAATATAGAAAGAGCTAACAATATGATATTAAATACTGGCCAAGGTCAAATAAAGGTATTACAAGACTTAATGAATAATAATTTATTTGGTACTTCTAACTATGACAATCCAGCAAATACAGCATTTAGAAGTGGATACGCACCAGGTTTTCAGGGTACAAATGGTCCTCTAATAAACCCATATTTATATGCTTTTTATAGTATTGATGGAAGTGTAATAGATGTATTAAATGCTCCAAATGGAGATGTTATACCAACAATAAGCTATAATAGAACCAAACAAACACTTAGTTATGGTTTTGATGACTTTAATGATAATACATATGAAGTATCATCTGTAGTTCCATTTCCCGTTAGATTTAGTTGGACTAGTACTGATGGAAATACTGTTAACGCAAATAGTAATAGTAGTGAATATGTTGGTGATACGAATGTTATTGGTACCCAACCAGTAAGTAAAAAGTCTTTATTAAATAAAACACAAGCATTATTTAATAGTATTGGAATGAAGACAATAGTATCCTCAAATGGCGATACAAGTATAGGTTCGGCATATGATCCAATACAGACTGGTATTGAACAAGGTGCTTTATCAAAGGGTTCTGCAGTATTAAGCAGTAACAACTTTACAATTAATGGTACAATTATTCCAAATACAGGAATGTCAGCAGATAATATATTCTGCAGAACATGGACTTCATTTAATAGATACGACTCAGTTAATAAATTGATTAGAAGTAGGGGATTAAATCAAGCTGAAAATACAGATGGTGCTTTAATATTAGACAATCCTTGGAGATTAAATTAT